AGTTCGACCACCTTGTGGCCCCACATGCCCTTCCAGCCGAAGAGCGCACGCTGCTCCAGCGGATCGGCATGGTCGGGGCCGGTCACCCGGTAGGGCCGGATGGTCTGGTAGTCGCCCTGCGCCCACGCCTCGGGGCCGAAGACGATGACCTTGTCGGTGGAGCCGTCGAGGCGGGTCGTCTCCATGAAGCGGATGCCACGGAAGCGGCCCATCTCGCCGTTCATGATCGCGTCCGGGGACGCGTACTTCGCGGCATCGGTCCAGCCGAGTTCGCCCGTCTCGGACATGATCTTCGCCAGCGTCTCGGGCGCGGCGAAGGCGTGGTAAGTGCGGTCACCGAACATCGGGACCTCACGCCGCTTCATCTGCGTGACCGTCTCGATGATCCCGGCGGCGAAGCCGGTGGCCGTGAGGGTGAGGGCGTCGGCCCCGGCGTTGATGGCCGCGAGGATCGAGTCCTCGATGGCCTCGACGGCGTTCCACGCCAACTTCTCGCTCGCCTGCGCGTACAGGTCGAACGGGCTGAAGACGGCCGCGAGGTCGGTGATCGCGACCACGTTGCCCTTCTGCTTGCCACCGAACGCGAAGTTCGCGAACGTCGGCTTGACGCTGACGGGCGGGACGCCCTCCAGCTGGTCGACCGCTGCGGGGAGGTCCCCGAAGGCGGTGTACACGAACTGGTTGGTGCCGGGGACGTGCGTGGCCTTCAGGGCCGCGTTGCCCGGCTGCGCGAAGATCGCCTCCTTGCGGAGGTTCGCGATCAGGTTCTTGATGACGAGATTGGTGACGATGTCGGACCAGTTCGCCTCCAGCGCGGTGAAGGCGACACCGGTCGTCCCGGCTGCCAGCGTACCGGCTGCGCTCGGGATGATCGGCTCGGTGCCCGTGGTGTTGACATCCTGCCCGCCCGTGGCGGCGTTGAGGGCCAAGAGAGTTCTCCTACTTCTCCCGCAGTGCCTGCTGGTATGCGGGTGTGAGTGCCTTCAGTTCACCAAGGAGGTCGTCCTTGGTCTTCTCGGCTGGCGGCTTCGGCGCTGCCATCGCACCACGCCGTGGTGCCGAGTTGGGGTCGATGATCGGAGACTCGCCCTGCTCGACCGCCGCGTTGAACGCGGCCAGTTTCTCGGGCGACACCCTGACCACCTCATCCCCGAGGATGGATGCGGCGAGCGGGTACTGGGTCCGCAACTCGGCGGCTCGGGCGCGTGCCCGCTCCTGCTCCAGAGCCTGCTCCAGTTCCCTGAGCCTCGCGGCGTCCGGGGACTCACCCTCCTGCGGCTTGCTGGGAGCCTTCTGCATGGCCTCGATCTGGGCCTTCAGGGCTGCCGTCTCCGCGTTGTGGGCCTTGTCCCGTGCGCTGAAGCGGTTCCGCCAGAAGGCTTCGACTTCCTCGACGGACTTCGGCTGCGACTCGACGCTCTGCGTGGAGTCCTGACCTGCGCCCGTGGGATCGGTCGGGAGCGTTCCTTCGGTCACCTGTTCCTCCTGAGTGTGATACGACCACAAGTGTGGTGTCAAGCATTATGGCGCGAAGCGCACCGTGGGTTCCTGCTGCTGCTGCGTGGTGAGTTCGTTCACCATCTCCTGCGTGGCCTCGGCCACGTTCCCGGCAGTCTCGCCGCCCCACTTCGCCAGATCGGACACCGTGCCCAGCGTGGCGGTCGGGCCGATGGCGTACTCACCGACCTCCTTGGCCGTCTTGATCAGGTCGAAGCCCTTCGGCTCCTCGCCCCGCTCGACCCGGTCCTGTGACTCCAGCCCCCACTCCGACAGCCGACGCGACCAGAGCGGCGTGTTGACCGGGATGTCCCACGGTGTGGCCGGAAGGAGCATGCCCAGCACCCGGAGGCGCTTCTCATCCTCGCTCATGAACTCACGGAAGTCCGTGTCCGAGTCCTTCTGCATCTCGATGGAGTTCCACACGTTCTGCGCCGCCAGCAGCCCACCGAACGGTGCCTCGATCCCGAACGGCTCGGCGGCAAGGAACCGCACCATCTCGGGCAGCACCTTGCCCCACATGTACGAGGCCGGGTAGAAGCCGAAGTACGGGTGGTTGGCGCTGCGCTCGATCCAGTTGCGCTTGCGGCGGAAGCAGACGTTCGTGTGGGCCGAGTCCTCCGCCCTGATCGCCGCCGTCATGGCAGCCTGATGCATCGCCTCCTGCGTGGCATCGAACGGCACGACGAACGCCTGCTGCGGCTGGACCCTGAACATGTCCTCCAGCAGCCCCTGCACCTGTGGGCTGACGTGGGCGTCGGGGTTCTGCCGCAGGAAGTCCCAGACCTTGCGCAGCCAGTTGGCGAAGTAGGCGAAGGCGTCCCGCATCTTGGCGTTGGGCGCACGGCCCGTGCTGACCCACAACTGGAACTGGGCCACGAAGTGTTCGGACAGGTCCCGGTCCCAGCCGTACCGCTGTGGCGGGATGGTCCGGTTCGTCGCCTCGTCCAGCGCAGCCAGCGCCTCGTCCTCTGCCCGCCGGGCGGCGGCAAGGATGTCGTCGGCATCCTTCGACGCCTGCCGTGCGGCGTCGGCCAGCGCCTTCGCCTTGTTGGCCGCGTCCCACGCCAGTGGCTCCATGCGCCTGACGACCGCAGCCTCGCCCTCGCGACGAAGCAGCACGGCCTCGGCCTTGGTGAGGTTGGCCTCGGCCCGCTTGACCTCGGTCGAGAGGTCGGCCAGCCGCTCGCTGACCCCCTTGCGCGTGGCCGTGAGATCGGCATACGCCTTGCGCGTGACCTCAAAGGACTTCCCGACCGCCTCAGCCGCACGCCGGGAGCGGGCGATCTGGCTCTGGGTGTACTTCGGCCGGAACGTCTTCGGGACGTTGAGGTAGTACTCATGGAACCCGACCCGCTCGACCAGCGGCCCGGCCTTGCGGATGAAGTAGTCGAGGTCGAGGTCCGAGATCATGAGGTTGGTCGTGATGCGGATGCGCGATCCGGGCACCAGATCGTCCGTCCGCTTGACCAGACGGCGGACCTCGCTCATGGCCTCGGCCACGCGACCGGCATCGCCCGGCATGGATGCCAGCCGGGCCGCAGCCTCGCGCTCGATCTCGGCGTCGATGTCGATCAGCGCCTTGCGCGCAGCCTCTTCCGCCTGCCTTGCCTGCTGGTACTTGCCCTCTGCCTCGGCCAGCAGGCGCTTGGCCTCCTTGCGGCGGACGGGTTCGACCTGCTTGCGGATCAGGTCGGCCTCAGCCTTGGCCTTGCCCAGAGCGGCCTCAGCGGCCTCACGCTCACGCGTTGCCTTCTGTGCGGCCCTAGTGGCCTTCCCGGCCTCAACGCCGCTCTCCGTGGCTTCTACCCGCCTTGCAGCGGCATCGGACTGGGCGTCGAGCCGTGGCTTGATCGAGTCGGTGTAGAGACGCGCCCTGTCCGCCCGGTCGAAGACCTGCTGGTCAGCCGCCAGCCGGGCCTTCTGGTTGAAGTCATCGATGAAGACCTGCCGCCCGGACGGGTGGAGTTCCTGCTCAAAGATCGTGTGGACGATCTCGTGCAGGAATGTGGATCGATCAGCCAACTCGCTGAGTGCGACGATGGACCGGCCGTCGTCCAGCAGGATCGACGCCCCGCGAACGCGGCCACCACCAGCCGACTGGGCCAGCAGCGACTCCAGCGGGTCGAGGTAGTTGTGGCCGTATGGCTGTGGTCCGATGCCGCCAGCCAGCGGGACACCGGCCCCGACCTGCGGCAGCCCGCCCTTGTCGAGGTAGCCCGACTTGCGGTGGATGTCGTCGGAGACGGCCAGCCGCCGCAGGGAGATCGGGTCCACGCCGTGCGAGGCGTTGATGACCGACAACTCCGGGTCGTAGACGTTGCGGAACTCGTCCCACAGGTACCACTGGTAGGCACCGTTGCCGACCTCGTTCAGCCACGCCGCCCCGTTATCGAGGGCTTCCTGCTTGTGCTGCGTCAGGAGCGTGTCGTACGCCTTGTAGTCGCCGCCGTACAGGATCACGTCGCGCCCGGCGACCTTCTCCAGATCGGAGTCGAGGTTGAACGTCTGGAAGAACCGGTCGTAGTCGCTCTGGTCGATGGCCTTGGCCTTCAGCGCCTTGTCCATCTGGCGGGTGACCCACTCCCGCAGCGTGCCGTCAGCCTTGCGGGCGGCGATCTGCTCCGGGGTGATGGTCTTCAGGTGGCCGATCTTGCGCGGGGCGGCATCCGTCCACCCGAAGTCACCGGCCTTGGTGGGCCTGCCCTTCTCGATCCACAGGTCGATCTTGTCCTTGCCCTTCTTCGTCAGGGACGAGTAGAAGGTGTCCCACTCGGGGGTGCCGAAGGCCCGCTGGTACAGCCAGTTGGTCAGAACGCCGACCATCTGGCGGTCCATGATCCCGCGTTCGAACGCCTCGACGCCCGACAGGTCGATCCCGAAGTAGCCGGTCTTGATCGCCAGCCCGTTCGTGGTGTTGAGGATGCGCTCCGCGAACATGTCCCGCGTCTCGCCGGGCCGCAGGCGGAAGAAGTCGGGATCGTCCCGCACGGCCTTGGCGAGTTGGGCTGCCGACCCGATGGCGCGGTTCGTCGCCATGTTGCGCCACTTCACGTCGGCGTTCTTGATGTAGGCGTGGACGGATCGACC